TCTCTCAAATCAGCAGTTACGAGCGGGAAGGGTTCACGGCGGATGTGGACCTGGAGAGCGCAACAGTCCGTGAACTGAAAGCTGAGGTGGAACGGTACAAGAAGCAGACGGAACAGCTAACCTTTGATCTTGGGCAGGCACAGAGCGAATTAAGCGAAGCACCGGAGCCGGTGGACACGGACGCACTCCGTTCTTCCATTGAGCAGGAAGTAAAATCCAAGTACAGCGCCCAGCTGGAAGAATTGCAGCAGCGGGCCGATGCAGCGCCGGACCCGGAGGCGATCCGAAAGGAAGCGGAAAGGGAAGCCGCAAAGGAATACAAAGCTAAGTTGGCAACGGCAAAGGCAGACGCCGAGAAGAAAGCCAAAGCCGCTGTAGAAAAGCTGGAGCAGGAAAAGGCAGACCTGAAACGGCAGTTGGACAGCAGTGCCACCAAACTGGACGCCGCTGTTCGGCAAGCCAAGGCAGCGGGTGCAGACACGGATGTAGCCGCCTGCCGGGTGTACTTCACCGAGCTGCAACAAACCGCCGCAAAGGTACAGGAACTGATCGGCAAGATCAATGCCAAGGATCCGGCCACCGGAGCCAAGCTCTCCGCCGCCGTTATTTCCGTTTTGCAGTCGACTGCAAAGAATTTGGAGGTGGCACAATGACCTGCGAGCAATGTTACCACTGCGATGTGTGTTTTCGCCGCATGACCGTTTACGGCCCATACGCCCTAATGGGAATGAACCATGACCACATGGAAGAGTGGTGCACCAAATGTAAGCCAAAGACACAGATCATAGAACTGTCAACGCAAATTCCACAGTCGCTTCATGATGAACTGGCAAGGTACTGTACGGAAATAGCATACGATGAGGAGCGACAAGCATGAAAATGATTAGAAAGCACCTGTGGAATAAGAAAAGAACAGAAACGCTCAAGGTGGCAGACCTGCAAGGCTACCTTGCCCAGTTTGAGCCGTCCGCAGAAGTTCAGCTCGGTGTTGTCCAAATGAGAGGTGCCGCAATGTGGCACCTGCCCGATTTGGGTAAACTTAAAATCTGTGCTAATTGATGTTCAAGAGGTGAAAGAATGAACATCCAACTGGACAAGCTGGCAGAAACAGAACGCGGCGCCGTCGGTTTCGGGAGTACAGGGAGGTGAGCAGGATGTGTATAGCAGCACAAATCATTCTTGTGGCCGGGGCGGTCATTGTTGCATTTTTCGGCGTGATCGGCTTTGGTCCGAACTTTAAGAAATGAGCGGAATAAAAAGCAGGAGGAAAAATGACGAACAACGAAAAGAAGGAATGGCTGCAACGCTATCGGGAGTGCTGGGCGGAGGTTGAGATTACACAACAGGAGATCGAAGAACTGAACAGCCGGGCGCAAAAGATCACGGCTTCCCTCTCTCCCACGCCGGGAGGCGGGCAGCGGGCAGATTTTACCTTGACGGTAGATCGCATTATAGAACTGAAAGAGAAGCTGGACCAACAAGTCCGGCTTGCTCTGTTGCAGCGGGCAGAAATTGAGACTGCTATTGAGCAGGTACGCAGCCCATTGCACCGGCGTGTGTTGCGTCGGCGGTATTTGAACGGTGACACTTTTGAGAAGATTGCCGTAGACGAAGATATTACATACAATCACCTGGTCTCTCGCATTCACCCGCAGTCCCTGGATATGCTGGAATGTGAAAAATAAAAAACCACTATGCAATGCATGTTGATGTTATAGTATGCAGGTTGCCGTCTGTGTTATAGTATAAACTGCCAAACAGATTGAAAGAGCGCTCCAAACGGTGCGCTCTTTGGCTTTTGCTTTTGTGCTTTTCCTTTCTTAAATGCGGTTACTACGAGGCCCATTTTCAGATGTGCTATAATTATGGTGAGCAGAAAGGGGGGAAAACAAATACATGTGTAAACGCTCTAAAAAACCTTTAGGCAAGCAGCAGAAGAAGAAACGGAAAAATCGTAAAGTTCGAGAGTATGAAAAGATCAAGATGGAACTGACTAACCTTTCTCCGGCGGAACGCCGACGCGAACGCATTTTAGCAGAGGCCGAAGAGAAAACCGCGATAAACACTACTCCTTTGACGATTTCTGTAATATCGATGATATTTTCGTGGTTTGCAGTCTTTCAAAGTAAGATTTACGAAATCCTCAAAGATTGGTTTCAAACATTGCTCGAAGAATATTCAAATCATGCTGAAATAATTCAAAAGATACAACAGAAGATGAGTGACATTCAGAATAGTCATATTGAGATATTCGGCGTGGTTGTAGTTGCTTCAGCAATAGCAATAACAATTATACGGGTTCATCAGTTGCGTCTCGAGAAAGCAGCCCGCAAAAATAGAATTCGGCTCGAAATACTGGATGAATTTTTCCCAAATAGCAGACAGAAAAAATAACAGCATATAATCCGCAATTATTACAAAGGAGGTGAGCAGCGTGGGTAAAGAGACCTTAACACCTAAACAAAGGCTGTTCTGTTATGAATATGTGCTCGACCATAACGGGAAACGGTCTTACCAGGCTGCTTACCCGAATTGTAAGGCACCCGGGAGCGCAGAAAGCCAAGCAAGCCGATTGCTAAGAAATGATAAGGTAAAAAAATTTATCGCTGAGCTGGAAAAGCGAAAGCTGGACAAGTTGGATTTCACCGCAACGGATGTGCTGAACGCACTGTGCTCCATCGGGTTTGCAGAGACGGCAAAGCCGCCGAATACCTCTGATCGGGTGAAAGCCCTGGCAGAGCTTCTGCGTCACTTTGAATTGGCCCGAGGGCATGAAGATGAGCAGACGGACGATGGCTTTCTGGAGGCCTTGGAGCAGAAAGCGGGTGAACAGGCATGGGAAGAATAAGCACCTTTCATTTTCAGCCATTCTCCGCCAAGCAGCTCCAGGTGCTCACCTGGTGGTGCAAAACATCACCTGTGAGCGACAAAAACGGAATAATTGCAGACGGCGCTATACGATCCGGTAAGACGGTGAGTATGGCGCTTAGCTATATTCTG